ATCAGCTAAAGCTAAAGTTGTTAATCCATCAAATTCTCCAGCGTTTGCATTGACACCTTCCCAAATATTAGATTCAGTTTTTTCAGCTACTAAACCAGCTACGTGGCCAATAATGAAATCTGAAAATTTAGGTGGCATTTTATCAAATGCAGAATATCCCATTTGAGCAGCTTCCCAGTCAGATTGAAAATCTTGCTTACAAAATTGTAAGTTTACTTGAAATTCTTCTGGTTGTAGTAATCTCTCAGTTAATGTTACTGTAGCAGTTGCATCAAAATCGCAAGAAGCGTTTTTAATTACGTTTGCATCAGTAGCTACTTTTTTCATAGTAGACTTATATTTGATATTAGGCATTACTTCTATACCGCCTTTATCAATTGTGTTAGCACTTAAAAGAGCAGCAGAGATATATTTCCCAGCAAATTCTCCAGCGTAAGTACTTGTTATACTTGTTGTTGTCGCCATTTTTTTATTATTTAATTATTGTTAAAAATTTTATCAAAAACCCTGTCTTTAGTTGTAGCTGTTCTATTGCTTGCAATATGAAAATTTACTTTATTATCAACTTCAGCTTCAGGATTATGTTTTACAGGTTCAGGAGCAACAGCAGAAAGTTCTTCTTTTGTATCTTCTATTACTTCTTCCTTCATTTCTTCTTTGTCTCCAAATTTTTCGTCAATCATTGCTTTGATTTCTTCAACAGCAGATGTAAACTCTTCTTTGGTTACATATTTCATTTCTTCTTTTTCTTCTTCCTCTAATTCAGTTTCTTTAACTTCTTCAGATTCTTCAGATAATTCTTCTTCAACTACTTCTTCTTCAGTAGCTTCTTTAATACTGTCAATTAAACCTTCTTCAGATACAACTAAAACTCTATCACCTTCTAGTTCATATTCACCAACTGGTAGAGCAATTTGCTCATCTTCAGTTTTAATAAATACAGATTTTCCAGCTTCAAAAGATTCTGCAACTAATACAGTACCATTCTTTAATGTAATTTCAGCCATTTCTATTTTTTCTTCAGAAAGATTAACTTTTTCACCAACAATATTTTTTATTTTGTTTAGTATTTCGTTTGCTTTCATAATTTGAGTATATACCTATAAACGTTTGAAAACGTTAACTGTTATATTTTTTTACAACTTTATTTTTTATTTAGGATTTTCAGTCTCACAAACTTCACAATTTTCATAAATTTCAGAAGCAGAATTTATATGTATTCCTTCTGAGTGATGTGTAGAAGTTACTGTATAACATTCATTATGGTTATTTTCAAGAGTTAAATAGTAAATTTTTCCAACGGTTAATACAGTATTGTGAATATGAACGTGATGAGTATGGTTATCAGAACAAGCTGTAACAATATAACCATTCCAATCACTAGGCAATGTTTCTCCAGTTATATTTCCTATGCCTTGTGCCTGTAAACTTCCATCACAGCACTTATTACTGTATCTTTTACCATCTGGACACAAGCAACCCCGCTTAGTATTTTTAGGAGATGTGTTACTTGGTGTTTTAAATCTTTTACTTCTCATATTATTTATTTTATTGGTACACAATTAGGTACTTTTTTACCGTTTTTCATTTTAAATCCTACCATTTCATAACCATCATAACAAGGTGCTTTCATTTCGTGTTTTTCACAAGGCATATACCATTCTTTGCCTTCAAAATCGTGAACGTGAAAACCTTCACAACCTATATTTTTAGCCATCTCTTCAGCTTTCTCTTGTGTGCTATAAGCTAATCTGTCATCAATTATTGCAAAAGTTTCATCAACTACCATAGAAGATAAATTAATTTCACCAAGCTCTTTTAACTTGCTTTCACTCCAACGTAAACCAGCTTTACCACCCCACAATAAATAACTAATTGTACCACACGCTTCTTTATCTCCTTCATCATAATATTCTTGCGCTCTACTTAAATAGCTATACATCCTTTTTAAAGTTTGTAAACTGATGTTTTCTTTTTGTGCTAATTGTTGTGCTCTTATTTTACCAACTTGTGTTGCACATTTATTATTTACTTTTTCATTAAATTCAATACCTCTTTTAGCATTATTGCTTACCGCTTGTGGATAATCATTATAACTTTCTAATTCAATGTTTTTACCAGATTTAGTTCTTTTATCTTTCTTAATTAGTGCCTTAATATTACTAAGCATATATTCTGCTTCTTCTTCTTCAATAGCTTCTAACTCTTTACTCCATTGTGATTGCAAACTTGGGTCTTTAACTTGTGCTTTATCTGCAAAATAACCTTCAATACTAAAACCTTTTACTTTACCAGTTTTAACGTAATCATTCCAAACATCTTCATTTTCTACTTTCATTGAAATCATCCAAGTGCCTTTAGGTACACTTAAACCATACTTATTAGATTTATCCATTTCAGTATCTTCAACAATCCAAGATTCTACAACAGTTAAATTATTAACCTCCATTTCGTGTTCTAAAGTTGCGTTGTTCTGCATACTATTTTGAAAAAACAACTCGCTTGCTCTCCTAACTGTTTTCTCAGAAAAGTAAACGTAAAATGTATTCTCTCCATTCTTTCTAAAGATTGGTTTGTTAGGTATTAAAGCTGCTCCCATTAGTAAGCGCTTTTCACCATCTATTTTAGCTAGTTTAATTTCTTGCTCTGATAGTGTTACAAAGTCAGATTCTATTGCTGGCATTTCTACGATGCTTACCGCTTCGATTCCAGTTAACCCTTCACTATCTTCATCTAATATTAATTCTATTATATCCATTGTATTTTATTTTAAAAAGTTGCTTGTGTTATTGTGTTATTTTGTAATTGTTGAGCTGTAGTTACATTTCCAGCTACTACATACGCTTGTACTGGTTGTTGTTGTCCTAATGCTCCAGCTACTTGATTAAATCCTGATTGACCTACTACATTAAAACTTGGTGCTTGACTAGCTGAAGCTCCACCACCACTACTACCACCACTAATTGAAGGTGCTGAAATTGAAGGCGCAGATGGACCTTTAGCTTTACTTAATATGTTTTTAGCTTGTGCTGCTGCACTTAATACTGCTGCTACTTGTGTTGCGTAAAATATTGGAAATGCTACAGATGCTGCAGGTCCAGTTGCTTTTGCTGATTTTTGTGCAATATCTAAACCTTGTATAAAACCTACACCAGTACCAATTATAATATCAGCTATTGCTGCTACTTTAGCTATTTTAGTGCCTTCTCCAGCTAATTGTGCTATACTACTTAAAGCAGATGATGTTGAGTTTACTAAAGCTTGTTCTAAACTTACTCTTGCTGCTGTAGTAGCTTCGTCACTTGCAAGAGTTTCAGAATTAATTTTTTGAGTAGCTGCTACTTTAGCTTCTCCAATTTCTTTTAATCTAGTTAAATCTTGTTGTCTTGATTGTTCTAAAAACTCATTTAAAGCTATTTCTGCATCTATTTTTGCTTGTGTACCAGCATTAGCTGTATCTATAATGCCTTGAAGTCTTGTTGTTTGTATTTCTTTTTCTTCAGCATCTATTTCTTTTTGTTTTTGTAATCTTTCTAAATCATCTTCTGTCTGCTCTGCATTAAACCTTTTTCTTTCAATAGATAAATTGTTTTCTGCTTCAAGCTTTGAATTAGACATTTCTAATTCTTCTTTGCTTAGTGCTAAATCATTTGCTTGTTGTTCACTTCTAAAACCAGCTACTTGTGCCCTAACAGCAGCTAGTTCATTTTCAGCTTCCATTACAGCTTTTTTGAACTCAATATTTTCTGTATCTTTTTTTAATTGTGCCTGTGCTGCTCGTAGTGCTATTTGAGCATTTTTTAACATTGATTTTTCTTGCTGGTCTAATACCAATAACAAATCATTGTTTGCTTTCTTTCTATCTTCAATGCTCAATCTTTCATCATCTCTAATTTGCCTTAATGATTCGGCTTGTAAATCATATTTTTCTATTAATCCTTGATTAGCTACTGCTGCTAGTTCAGCTTGTTTTTTTAAATCTACATTTGCTGTTGCTGCTTCTACTGTTGCTTTTGCGTAATCAACAACCGATTCAGCTACATCATTAATAGTTTCTTTTACCGCCTCAAATCCACCTTCTTCTCCTGTAATTACATCAAATAATTCTTTAGTTCCTTCTTTTGCAGTTTCTAAAGCACCAGAAAAATCACCTTTAAAAAGCTTGCCGATAGCTTTTCCAAATAAACCTAACGCTTCTATACCTTGTTTTATCCTTGCTATAACTCCATTATATATAGCATCACCAAATTCTTTAATTTTAACAACTGGGTCATCAAACAAAGATTTAAAAAACCCTGTTACTACACCTACATTTTCTTTTATAAATGTTGTGAAATCTGAAAAAGCTATAGATACTGTTTCAAAAGCAATATTAAATAAATCTACTACTCTTTGATTTTGTTCAAATAATTCTTTTAATGTTGCTAAAGCACCAATAATTAAACCAATACCAGCAGCTTTTAAAGCTGTTCCCATTGCTCTAAAACCGCCAGCTACACCTTTAGCACCTTTTTTTAATCCCTGTAATGCTTTGCCAGATTTTTTTAAACCACTTACTTCATCGTTAGTTGTTTCTAAACTTTTATTTAAGTCATCAACTTCTTTTACTGCTGAATTAGTTTCTACATTTAATTTATATGTAACTTCTTTACTCATTTCTTCATTCTTAATTGGTTAAATCCTTCTTTAAGTGTTAGTGGTACTTTGTTAATACCTAATGCTATATTAATGTGTTTATCATATAGCTTATTTTCTTTACAAAATTCTAATGCTTCTAATATTGTTTTCACGTTGGTTCATTTAGTAGTTCAAAACTGGTTTCTCCTGACTGTAGCTTAGTAGACATTTTATTAATTGTATAAGCTCTTGTACCAACTACAATTAAATCATCTAAGGTTAAAGTAAGCAAAACTTTTAAAGGCAATACAGCAGAGAATTTAAAAAGCCTTGTCCTTTTGTTAAATACTCTTGTTATGTAGTTTTGATAATACAATTGAAATAAACTATTATTATTACCACCATAATCTGTTAATGAGTAACTATTTATTTCACTACCAAAGTTTATATTGTAAGTAGGTGCGTTAGTTGTGTCAGGCACATAAGGTGCGCTAGTAGTAAACCCTAATGAGCTTGAATTACTAGGAGTAAAATAAGTATTAACTACATATGCACTATCACCAGAATCTATAGTGGGTAAACTTCCATCTGCTGGCCTTTCATTAAAAGCAAAATTAACTCTTCTAACAGTTAAACGAATATCATTTGGTACTGCATAAAATATTAAAGGATTATCAACTACTGGTTTTAAATCAGTATCTATACTAACTCCAGCTTGAACATAACTTGTTCTACTTTTAAGAACACTAGGAGAACCAGATTCGTAAATATCAGTAATTCTTTCAAACATCATATGACTAAACGGAGTTTCTACAGTATAATCAGAACCTTCAGCAATTTCAGATTCGTATTCTAAAGAACCAAATCTAGTGTTGTTAATGTTTCTAAATTCTTGTGCAAGTATTGTTTTAGCTTCAGGATATTGAAAGTTAATGTTTTTAAATGGTGTTGTTTTTCCTACAGTGTTTTCATCAGTTTTAACATACTTTGTAATATCGTGTGTATCTCCACCAGCATAATAATCATCTAATGTTTTTACAACTAAATTATTATGAGTATCAACAAAAGCAGTTAGATTAAACATCTTAAACAAACCTTTTAAAAAGTCAATTACTTTCATTTTTGGTATTTGATTTGTAATAGTTACTAATCCACCTGTAACACTTAAAGAACTTGAAGTACTTGTAAATTCTCCATTGAAAACATAGGTAGGAGGATTTGATGGACTAACAGGGTTGTTAAATACAACAGTTCTATCTATTGTGAATTTAGCTTGAAAACTAAAAGCATCATCTGAATTAACCCTTCCTACAAACTGAGTTCCATTTGGTTGATACCAATGTATATGCTCTATATTATAACCACCAGTTCCACCAAGTTGAACGCTTATTTCTTGTGTTCCAGTTTGATTTGTTGCTGATGTAAAAGATTCATCATTAACAACTCTAACTATATCAAAGCTATATTCTACATCTTCAAAACCACTAGCTGGTGTTATTTCAAGTTTTATTGTAGTAATATCTGATAGAGCTACTAGAGCTGCTTTATATAAATACACTCCAGTAGTTAAATCAAAATAACCAAAAGCACTTGTAGAATCTGTTAATTCAGTACAAGTTGTTCCAGTACAACCATAAGCATCTGAGTTTCCAACCCAAGTTCCAGCAGTTTGCATTCTCCCTACATTTCTATGCAACCACATATACAAACCATCTAAAGCAGCAGAATCAAAAAAACCTCCAGACTTAATTGTTAAATTATATTGTTTTTCTATTGCTTCAATAATGTTTTTAATTGGAATAGCTGGTTTTAAATCTTCAGGAAAAACACCTCTGTTTGCAATTGCAGAACCTGTAACAGCTAAATTATATTGTGTGCTTGGGTCTGGATGTCCATAGTTACTTGTGCTATATGTAAAAGGATTTGAGTGTGCTATTAAAGGATATATAACGCCATCAGTATAAGAAACAGAATCTACAGTAAAATCTAAACCATCTGAAAAACCATCTTTAATATTTGTATAAGTTGAATTATGATTAAAATTATTTAACCAAGTTAAAGCATCTAAATTATCATCTTTAAATATCTCCTTTAACGAAATTGTATTTCCAAAGAAGGTTACTTTATACATAGAAGGTTGACCATTTTTTAAAACAGCTTCTTCTAATTGTACTTTACCAAACTTGAATTCTAAATGATTTAATTCTATTCTAGCGTTTGAAATTATTTGATTATCAAAACCATCAATGTCTGGATTGTACCAATGCTTAAAAATTTTGTTATTTGTTTTAGAAGCTGGTAAATTAAAGGTTCTTGAATAGTCTGTAAATACTTTATCTATATCTTTTATATCTTGTATAACTTGAGTTAATTCAATTAAATCTTCTTCCATTAAATCAACTCTAACAAAATCTTGTGTAGTAGTTGTATTTCTTAACTGTGGCTGTATGTATAAAATAACTTTTTGCACTATCTAATATTATTTACTAAAGCAAATGATTTTTCAAAACTCATTGTATAATTAATTAACCTATCGTTCAAGCTAGTCTTTTTAGCAAATGAGCTTTCTTTTAAATTAACTGGAAATATGTTAGCACTAGAATCTGTTAGCCAAATGTATTCACTAACCATTAATTCTTCAAAATAAGGATTCATTAATTCATTAACAAAACCAGTATTTAAAACAATTGATTCTGTTGCGTTTGCATTAAATGTTTTATTTGCGTGTGCTGTTGTAGAATAAGTATTAAATGTTAAAGATTCTTGGCAATCTGTACCAGACTCAGGAGGGTCTAATTGAACTGCTCTTGCTTCAAAAATACTTCTATTAAAACTTTCTCTAGTTGCATCTAAACTTTCTGTTGATTTCTTAAAAAAGAACAAGTCTTGCATTGCTCCCCATCTATTAAGAAAGGTAATTTTATTAACTGGATATTTACATTCTTCTACTGGCTCTATAGTTATTGTAGTTGTGTTTTCACCATCATAAGTTATTAATACATTATCTAGTAATGTTGTGTTTGTAAATTGCGCATACTGAATTTTTTGGTTTTGATTACCATTATCAGTAAAAGAATCTGTTTCTCTTACACTTGTGCCAGAACGCCATTGAACAGAAGAAACTCTTTCAACATTTACTGGTATTGTTGCAGTACCATTTCTATCATATTGAATATAATTACCACTAATCATTGCAATAGGTTCTGTTGTATAGTTTACACCATCTTTAAACTTGTTGAATCCTTCTTGAGCTAAGTAAGTATTTGTAGTTACTGAGCCAATTGCTGTTCCATCTGCTTGTCTTGCTGATGTTGTAACAGTTACCCAAATAGAACTTTTAGATGATGAAGCTGAATAAGTACCTGTAAATATTTGCTCTAAGTGGTCATTTACTATTTCACTAATGTCAAATGAAACTGAAACTTCTGCACCTAATGGTTTTTTCTGTAGCGAATAAGCTTCATAAAGGTCTTCACATATTTCTGTTGAGGTACTTAAACCACCAAATACAACTATATTAATTTGAAAGTAACTAAGGTTAGCTATGTTGGTTGCTCCTGTTACTTGTGGTGTTCTTATGAAAAATGGACTTCTTGTTCTTATTATTGTACTCATTGTAAATCTAATTTATCTTCTAAATAACCAGCAACTATTTCATCTCCGTATAAATCTAAACCACGTTCAAATGGTTTAGTAAAAAATAATGTTGCTCTAATACCTTTGTTTTTAATACTTCTTGCAATTAAGAAATTAAGTGATTGCCTACTTACAAACCTACCTTGTTTATCTCTTGGTGCTATACCTTTTCTAATACTCCACTTGTCAAATACTGAACTTGGTGGTTGTTTAGTTGTGTATCTAAATGGACTTGCTAAGCTTTCTGGATATGTAGATTTAGCACCCTTAACACCTTTGTCTATAAATTCTCCATACTTCTCGCTAAGGAACGAAATCTTATCTCCTTGTATTTTATATTCTAAACTATTATATAGTTGCTTAGAAGCGTTATTTTTCTTTTTAGTAAGATTACTCCTTGACTGTTGAATAACATACTTAGCATATTTCTCTAAAGCTTTTTTAAATTCACTCATTAGCAATAAGTCATTTCATCATTAGTACCACAATCAAAAGTAACTGCCCAACCACAAAGCATATTGTCGAAACGCTCTGTGAACGGTTCGCAACTAGCTGGATTAATTAACTCAAACTTATCTTTATATAAATCACTCTTTTGTAAAACTCGTATTACTCTTGTTGCTAATGCTAACTGAGTATTTAATATATCTTGTCTATTGTCATTGCCTCTATATAAATCTGTTACTTGCTCATTGCTAACATCTACTAAATCCATAAAGAAGATAGTAATATTAAAAGTTACATAATTGTTGTTTATTGTACTATTATTAACCATAACGTGAGATAATGGAAACAAGCTCTGTTTCTTTAAATCAATATCTGCTATATCACCAAATGTTATTTCATTGTTAAATGGCTCGGCAACAATTACTTCTTTTATTTTATCTATTATATTGTAAAAACTGTTCATACTACTTTTATATATCTTGGTGTGTGTTCTCCTAAATCTTGATTTATAAATTCATCTAAGTCATCAATAGCGTTATCAAAATCCATATTATCTCTTTGTATTAATAAATCTAAACATATCCAATAGTCATATATTGCTTGTACTGGATTATTAGCTGTAATACCTAAAAACGCTTCTTCAAATCCATCGACTAAAATAATGTGTTCATTCTCAATTAATAAATTGCGTTCTGTTAATTCTTCTAATATATCGTCCTTTGTCATCTTTGATTTCTTTTTAATATCTGTTGTTCTAATTCATATTTATCTTTTTCAAATGCTAAGTGTATTAAACAGGTGTGTAGTTTTGATTTGGTAATTTCATTGTATTTGAGAATGTCTCCATTAGTAAGTCCATAGATAGATTGATACCAACCCCATTTTGCAGAGAATCCTGCAGATGCTGAGGTAGCTCTATCTCCTTCTGCGTTGCTAAATAATTCAGGATAGTTTTCTGTAATTCGTTCTTTAAACTGTAAAAAAAAACAATAGCACCAAATACAATATCTAAAGTTACTTTAGTCATATCGTACTTCTCAGCACTTTCATATTCTTCTATTAAATACTGCTTCTTCTTCTTGTAGGTTATTGGCCTATATAAAACACCAATTGCTTTATTCATTAAATCCCAATCAGCTAAGTAAGTATCTAAATCTACATATTCACCAAATGAAATATCATCTAGCTTTGGTATGAATCCAAACTCTTTATCGTTTAAAGTAAACCTATCTATAAATTTAGGTTCTTTATTAAATAGCTTTGATAGCTCTTCGCAGATGTTGTTTATATCAGTAGCTTTTATTTGTAATACTTGCTTAAGTGGTATATTACAAAATATCTCTACCATCTTCTGCTGTAGAAATGAATCCAGTTCTTTACCATCAGCAATCTTTAACCACTTTTGGTATTGCTTTAAAGTAACCTCATTAAGAGTTTCTGGTATGTTAATAGTTAGTTTCATTTATATATAAACGTTTAAATTAGTGAATCGTTATATACAAATATAAAAAAAAGTAGGTAACGCTCTTGTGCCGACTACCTACTTTAACCAAAACATAAATTTTAAATGTAGCTTTAACTAAACGTGTACTTAATATTTGGGGCTTCCATTCTATTAAGTTTTGAAAATTAGTAAAGTTATTTTTAAATTATAATTAAATATAATAAAAAAAAGCTACCTGTTACAGTAGCTTCTAATTATTTGAGCACTTACGCTAAGATAACTCGGCTGGCTCTTAGTATTTTTAATTACTCGAATATA